GGACGATTCCATCCTATGATAGTGAACAATGACTCGGCTATAGTTAAAGCATACCTTCAAGACAACGACTACAACATACTGTTTGACAGCTTAGGAGCTGCTCTAGAAGCGGACTCTATAACGGATATCAACATTGCCTCTGTCTCTAATGAGACTCAGGAGTATATGAACGACGAGAGCGACTACTCTAGATATGGTATCGAGACTAGTAAAGCGAATGTAAACGGAACGTACAGACTTGACAAGAGACTTGGCGTTATAAGATTCAGCTCTGATGTAAAGGGGAGAACAGTAGTTATCGAGTACGTTAGCGATGGGTTAACTCATGTTGACGATTCTGACGTTAAGGTTAATAAGCTTGCTGAGGACTACTTGTATAAGTACATAGCCAATCAAATCATAAACCACAAGTACGGCGTACAGGAGTATATTGTTCGTCGCGTGAAGAATGAAGCTTTTGCGGCACTTAAGAACTTGAAAATCAGGATGATGAACATACACCCGATGGACCTAGTTCAGGCGGCAAGGGGTAGAGATAAATGGATTAAATAATGAAGATAGGAAACGTATTTTCGTCTGGAAAGATGAATAAAGACATAGACGAGAGACTTATCCCTAAAGGTGAGTATGTTCACGCCTTAAATGCATCTTTATTTAATACCATAGGCGTGGTAGAGAATCACCCGTCAAATGTACAGAGCACATCTATATCACTCGGAAGCAATGCAAAAGCCATAGGTGTAGTAGAGGATGACGCTCTAAATAAAATATACTGGGCCGCTGTTTCTGACATTGGTTCATACGTTTGTGAGTACGACGCTACTACGCAGCAAGCTTCATTTGTTCTACAAGACACTAGAGTTGGCTCGAACAACGTTCTTGGTTTCTCATCTGATCAGTCCGTAGACATGACCATAATTAATGACTCTGAGAACGGAAAGGTTTTCTTAGTCCTTGTTAATGGTGTTAATGAGCCAAAATACTTTGAAGTTTCTGAGGCTAAATTATTACCAGCGAGCACGTTCTTGCTAGAGGATGTTTCACTTATCAAATCTCCTCCAATTGATTCACCACAGATAACTTTGTCTGATACCGGAACAGAAGAGAACTACATAGAGGATAAGTTTTATTCATTCGCATATAGATATATATATTCAAATAACGAGGCGAGTGCGTTGTCTCCTTTTTCAGATTTTGCTTTTTTCCCCGAAACATTTAAGTATGACTATGATGCCGGTGAGAACAAGTCCATGAAAAACGTGTACAACAAAATAACCGTATCCGTTAACACTGGAAGCAGTAGAGTAAAAGAGATTGAAGTAATCGCAAAGAAGTCAGGTGAGTCAACTTACTATATTGTAGAGAAGATCGACAAGGCGGACCAAGGTTTGTCCGACAACGCTACTAAGACTTTTGATTTTAAAGAAAATAAAATATACAGAGCTCTTAGCGTAGAACAAACAACAAGAGTTTACGATAACGTTCCTACATCTGCATATTCTGTAGAGACCATAGGAAATAGGCTGGTTTTTGGAAACTATACCGAGGGGTATGACATGGTTAATGGATCTGATAAAATAGTTCCTGATTTAGACCTGACACTGTCTTCAACATCTGGAGTGAGCGGAACAGCTCATACCAGCGTTAAGAGTAACGTAGATTACCAGATTGGTATATCTTACCTAGATGGTAAGGGACGTATGACCACTCCTTTTACTAGCGATGACGCTACGGTACACGTACCATACACCAATAGCAATAAGAAGAATAAGCTTGGAGTATTTATAAATAACAAGGCTCCTGAGTGGGCAACTTCTTACAGGTTATTTATAAAGCAAAGCAAAGGGCAGTACGATGTATTATCACCAGTTAGATTTTATTTAGATGGCGTATACGCTTGGATAAAAATAGAGGGTGACGATATAAACAAAGTAAAGACTGGTGACTTTTTAATAGTCAAGTCAGATACATCTGGTATAAGAAGGTCAGAAGTAAAGATAAAAGTACTGGAGGCTTCCTCTAAATCAAGAAATTTCCTAGAGGATTCTAGCGAGGTTAGCACAATACAAGAGGCTGGAAACTATATAAAGATAAGCACAGAAAACATAGCGTTAAACATAAGCGCTGTTGATAGCTATAAATACGACGGGTACGGGTTTAGAAGTGACGCCACTTACAATAACTACGTGAGCAACCAAACGTATATAGAGCCGAAAGTATTCTACGGTACAGGTACGGATAACCTTAGTTTTTCTGGAACGTATACTGGAACAACAGATAAAAGATTCGAAATCGAAATAATGGGGATAGACCCATTTACTTTGGTTGACAGAATAAAGTTTAGAGAGCTTGATTGTAAAGAAAACACTTATAGTGCTTGGAATGACAACTTTGGTACTGGATACAGTGCCGGATCCTCTACATCTATAGGTGACGGAATTACAGTAACATTCAGCTCTGGATTTGGACACACCATAGGTGACAAGTGGATCATTAGCGCCAAGGCTGAACAAAGAGGAATAGAGTGGTACGGAAGTTCTTCAGAGCCAGTAGAGAGCGATGGTAGAAGAGCTATCATGAGCTTTAAACTTAAAGATAATACGGATCAAACTATACGGGCTGGAGCTATAATAAACATAGAGATAGACGACACTCACTCAGAGAGTATAGATAATGCTTCAGGATACTTATTCCAGAGCTTTGTTTCGTCAGCAGACTACGCCAATATGGAGGAGTGGTTCTGGGGAGACAACATAATAACTAAGATGGAGTACCCTGAAACAACTGCTGACGTAATGTTCAGAAGAGGTACTTTATCTGCAAACAGAGAGCAGTTAACTATCAACCCTTCAGGTACGCTACACATGTGTATGCTTACTAAGTCAAACTATATAGGAGGAGGAAAAGTTAGAGTTGATTTCTCTGTTAAAATAGTAGAGTTAGATAACAAAATAATATTCGAAACTGATCCAGACGTAACTAGTTCAGAGGTTTTCTATGAGCTACCAGAGACATATGGTATAGTAAATGGGAACCACCAGGGCGATGTTAACCAGGTGTTTGGCGTAACGGCAGCTTACATATCTCTGGATTACTTCAACTGTTTCGGTTGGTATAATGGTTTCGAGTCTATAAAGATAGCTGACGGGTTCAATAGACCTGTAATGATAAACAATAATAAGCCACTTATACCTGTAGATAACTACAGGAGAGTGGTTAGGTTCTCTTCGATGACCTACGGAGATGTGTACGAGTCAAGTACCTCTTACAACGGCTTAAACGCCTTTAATCTAGCGCTTGTAAACTACAAGGATTTAGATCCTAAGTTTGGAGCTATATCTAAAATGATATCAGACGAGGGCGATATATTCATATTCCAATCCAACAGAGTGTCTAGGGTTCTGTACAGAAAGAACGTACTATATAACACTGACAATACAGGCAACGTAGCTGCTAGTGCAGATGTTCTAGGGCAAGAGATACCATACGCTGGTGAATACGGAATATCATCAGGTCCATACTCAGCTGTGGCTTGGGGATCTAGGATATACTTTAGTGATGTTAAAAGAAACGCAGTGTGTAGGCTGTCAGCTGATGGCATAACCGAGGTTTCTGATTACGGTATGAAGAACTGGTTTAGAGATAACATGCGTATAGGTACTTCACCAATAATGTCTTACGATCCATTCAATGGACAGGTAATCACATCTATATACGGAAGCTACTCGTTGTCATTCAATGAGCAAACAAATGGATGGGTTTCATTTTTGTCTTACCTGCCAGAGTTGATGGTTAACCTAAATAACGACTTCTACTCTATAAAGAGCGGACAGCTTTACATACATAACCAATATTCTGTAGATAGAAACACATTCTACGGTGTTCAATACAACACTGAGATAAACACTGTGATAAATGATTCACCTAGTGAGGTTAAGATATTTAAGACCATAGAAATACAGGGTGTTGACGGCCAGTGGGACGTAGAGATAGATACAGTTCTAGACGCTGGGCATATAAACAAAGAGTCTTTTAGCGACAAAGAAGGGTTTGACTACGCATACATAAGAAGAAATGTTTCCGATGAGCCTAATTTCAACCTTACATCCGTAAAAGGAATTGGAGTTGTTAGTAGTTTTATTGAGGGCGAATATACATTTGCATCTATCAATGGATCTATAGGCATAGGAGATACTTTGTATACCAAGAACAATTCAGTCGTAGCTGAGGTCGGAACTATAACAAACATATCTGGGAACACTATTTACGTAGCGAGTGAGGTAGACGCACCTATATCTGGAGCATTCATGTTCGCAGCTAAATCACAGATCGCAGAGAGCTATGGTTTAAAGGGTTACCACGCCAAAGTTAATCTCGTTAGTTCTCAGGTAACTCCTGTGGAATTATACGGCATAACATCGGAAGTTGTTAAGAGTTTCCCCTAATATTAGTATCTTTGCGTAATGGATTTTCAAGTTAGAGGACTGACAGAAGCCGATTACGACAACCTACTAGTTAACTGGTGGAAAGACTGGGGATGGATTGCACCACCTAAAGACTTCTTACCAGAGAACGGAACCGGAGGAATAATGGTTCAAAAGAATGGGGTTGATATCTGTGCTGGGTTTATATACACCACTAATTCAGGTGTGGCCCTTACAGAGTTTGTAATATCGGACAAGAACTATAAGGAGTCTGACAGAGGAGATGCAATACAGTTCTTAATCGACTGCATTATCGTGATGATAAAGGATATGGGTTATAAATACGGACACGTAATACTAAAGAATAAGAGCTTACTAAAAAAATACAAAGAGTCAGGATATATAATGTCTGACGACAACGTAACAGAAATGATATGGCAATAGGAACCGCAACCGCAATAGCTCTAGGAGTATCAGCAGCAGCATCAACAGCTCAGGCTGTTAGTGGTGCGGCTAGGGCAAGCAAGGCAAAGAAAGCCTTGGAAAACTTCCAAAGACAGGAGCTGAAGAATGTTACTGAAGGTATGAGGGTATCTACCTTAGGAGCAGAGCTACAAACTCAAGAAGCCCAAAGAAGATTCGCTACAGGAGTTGAAGCACTACGATCAGGTGGTGTTAGAGGTGTTGTAGGTGGTCTAGGAACCATGGAACAGCAACAGCAACAAATGCAGAGACAAATATCCGCAGATCTTGATCAACAGCAACAACAAATAGAGCAGTTAGCAGCTCAAGACGAAGCTAATATAAGAGCTATGCAAGAGCAAAGAGACTCTAGTCAGATTGCTGGATTAGGTTCTGAAATTGCAGCAGGAAGACAAGCTGTAAACGCTGGTCTAACAGGATTGGCTCAGACTGGATTGTCTTTAGCTACTATGGGGCTTGGAGCTGGAGAAGCAACAAACGCAGTTGGTGGAGTTGTGTCTGGCATAAAATCTGGAGCTGATGTAACTTCTCAAATCGCTGGGCTAAGTCAAAGTCAGGCTCAAAGAGCTGTAAATAGATTAGATAGACAAGGTCTTATAAGTACTCCAACTCCAGTAGTGAATATACCAACAGGGCAGCTTAGTGGTGGAGGAGTTTCGTTTGCACCTACGTTTGCTGCATTCAAACCATTAATACCAAGAGGATAGATGGCACAGAACAGTGGAGCATATTACGAAGGATTGCAGTATGCAAATCAAGGGGTAGAGCCGGTTAATTTTGGTGAGTTCGCTATGGGCTTTGCTAAGATAAAAGAGGACCAGAGGCTAGAAAAGAAACAGGACCAGGCTAGAAAAGAGGCCACTCAAATGGAGATGACTAAACTCTTCGGTGAGGAGATATACTCAGCATTCGATGGCACTGGCTTAGCTGACGTAGATATAGTAAACTCAAAGATAAAGGACTCTATAGTTGCTAGAGCAAACGTGCTTAACAGCTTGTTTGAAAAGGGTGAGTTGACTGCTCCACAGTTGATGCAGGAGATGAACAAAATAAGTTCACAATCAAAGAAGTACGCTTCCTTCGCTAACTCTATATCATCTAAGATGGAGGAGATACAAAAGCTTGGTGGTGACGCTTCTGAGTATACAAACTTTATGCTTCAGAACCTAGATGGTTTAATGAAGAACGCTACCCCAGTTATGGATTCATCTGGTAACTTAAGCTTTCTATCTAAGGATGGTGAGGAGATTGTTAACAACCCATTCAATGAGTTGGACAGAATACTTGATGTTAGAAAGAAGTACGACGTAAATTCTGTTATAAACAATGTTATAAGCTCCAAAGCTAAGCAAAAAACTATTAAGGGGAAAAAAGTTATAGAGGGATATAGTGCTATAGGCGCTAGTGACGAAGCTGCGTTTAGAAGTATTGTTAGCACCCTAGATGATGCTGATAGGTTTGATATAGCTCAAAGAGTTGGTATACCAGTGGAGAGAGCTAAAGGATCTTACCTTAAGATAACTAATCAAGACGAGGTGGATAACGCTATCGTTGAATACATGAAGACAACGGCTCAAGGTAAGCTTGATCAGTTAACAAGTGTTGACGAGGTTGCTGGAAAACAACTTAGTATTCAGCTAAACCAAGACTACAGAGCAGCAGAAAACTTCAAGAAAGAAAATCAAAACGCTGTAATAAATGTAGTTGGAGATAAAGAAGAAGACCAAGAGATACAAGTATTCCCTCCCCCAGGCAAAAACGTTATCGTCAAATCTATTGTTGCTGGTAATAAAACAATCCCGGTTGGGAATATAGGAAACTATGTAGTAAACAATAAAGGAGAGCACAAAGTAACGGTGTCGTACACAACTTCAGTACCATCAGGCCCTGCTGTTGGGAGTGGCCCAGCTCCAATGAAAGAAGTACTAGTTACCGAAGATTTAATACTTGATGACCCCGCAACAATAAACCAGGTGAGATCTCAGTTCGGGATGAATCCAATATCAGAAAGAGCAAAACCTGTAGTATCTAAACCTAAACCATACTAATGAACGAAGAAATCCTAAAGAAACTGTACGAGAGCGCTAAGTCTGTATTTGACATGCCTAGCTACGAGCAGTTTGCACTAGACATGCAGGACGACACTAAGCTTAACGCTTTTAGACAAAGCATGTCTCAGCACTATGACATGCCTGAGATTGATAAGCTAAAAGCAGATCTTGGATTCGTAAAAAAAAAAGACGATACGGAATCAGCCTCTTTGGATGGTTCATTGGAATCACTTCAGATCAATGATGATCAACTTTATGCAGCTAATAAGGCTGCGCTTTCTGCAATAGGCGTACCTAGTTCTTTTGGAGGATTCCTTTCAAATGCCTTAACTAGAGGTATATCAAGAGGAGCCGCTACAGACGAGACCTTAAAGGTCATGTATGGCGGAAAAGACGTTACAGATGAAGACCTTGAGAAATTCATAAAAGTCAACCAAATGGCAGACGCTATGGGTCAGTCTGACGCCATGATTGAGTTTAACAAAGGTTACGAAGAAGATATAAAAGAAGGAAGTTCAGAGGTGTGGTCATTTATGAAAAACTTGGCCAAGAACCCTTCTGTAGCATCAGAAGTTATGATCACTTCATTATCACAGATGGCTTCTGGAGCATTATCATCTAAAGAAGGCTTTGGAGTTATAGCTGCTGGAGCTGGTACTGGCGCTGGTATTGGGTTTGGTCTTGGACTAGCAGGAGGTCCACTCGCCCCTGCGACTTCAACTATAGGGGCTGTTACTGGTAGTATTAAAGGAGCTATGGCTGCTGCTGGTGGATTAACAGAAACTACAGCTTCTTTTGTAGAGTTTGTTAAGGAAGAACTTAAGGATAAACCATTCACACAAGAAAATATAAGAGAAGTATTAGCTAATAAAGAGGCTAAGCAAAGAATAATAAATAGGTCATTAGCTAGAGGAGGCACCATAACCGCTATAGACTTCTTAGCTGCTGGAGCGTCAGGTACTGCAGCAAAATCCATAAAGACTGTTGGCAGAACTGGTAAAGTAGCTAGAGGAGCTGCAACAACAACAATAGAGGCGCTTGGCGGTGCTGGTGGAGAAATTGGAGGTAGACTTGCAGCTGGACAAGAATTAGATACTAGAGAAATTTTATTTGAAGCTGTTGGAGAAGTTCCAGGAGCTGCTGTATCTGGGCCACTTGGTCTTATGAGTGCTCCAAAATATAAGGTGAATAAAGGGGCTTTAAGCAAGAACGACTTCTTAAATGTAGTCAACACCGCTACTGACGAAGAGATTCTATCTATGGATATAACCATAGACAATGACGAGGCAATGGCTGACATATACAATGCCAAAGTCAACAGAGCTAAGACTAAGAAAAATATAGACCCTACAATTACAGAGCAAGAAGATATTGATGCTGTAGTTGATAGAGAGATAGAGATAAAGGAACTAAAGAAAAAAGATTCCTATAGCGCTAAGAATAGAGTAAAAGAACTAGAGGCTGAGATAAAACAAATACAGGAAAAATATAAGGTCGCTCCACAAGAAGAAGTTGTTGCAACTGAACCTACTGCTCCAGTTTCTCCTGCTCCAAAAGTTGCTGATGTAATAAATAGACCCGTTACATTAACTGAACTTGGCGGATCTCCTTTAGACACTCCTATACAGGGAGATATGTTTGTGGAAGGACAGCAAGTTGTTGTAGAGGATGCTAGTGGAAATATTACTGAAGTAGGTAATGTAGATGAAATTTCAGACACTCCTATAGACCAACTGGGTATACAATACACAGAAGCTCAAGTAACCGCTAATTCAGATGGTACTTTAGGAATAGATAACAAAAACTACACGATTCAAGAAGACCTTCCTACTCAAGGATTGGTATTTGATAAAGATGGTAACGTTATAGAAGCAAGCGTCAAAGACGAGACAGGAAAGCCTGTTATGTTTAAGGGCCCTATCGCAGAAGATATCGCATATCAGATATTGTTAAAAGACATAACTACTCCACAACAAACTGAAACTATAAACCAATTACTAGAACAAGATGACGAATTTAGAAAAGCTACAGAAGCTGCCCAAGTCGCAACAGATCAAAATATTAATGAGATTGAAGGACCAATTCAAGTCATTGCAGAGCCAGTTCCAGGAGAAGAAGGAACAATAAATGCAGAGGTTGAAAAGCTTTCAAACATAATAAGAGGGCCTGAAGTTACTTCAGTTATAAAGAATGTTAAAACAGCTCTTTCTAAAATAGCTCCAAACGTGAAGTTTGTTATTCATGACAATGAAGAATCTTACGCGAAAGCTACTAGAGAAGAAAGTTTGGCAGATAAGTCATCTGGTTCATACGATCCTAACACAAGAACAATACATATAAATTCAAAAAAAGCTGACGCAAGAACAGTGTATCATGAGGCTTTCCACGCTATCGTTCTTAATTACGTAAAGAGCAATGCCGAGGCAAAAGCTCTTACAGATAGAATGATTAAAGCTGTTATAAAGGCAGCTCCTGATAATGTTCGTGCAGAGCTTGAAGCTTTCGCAGCTAATTATGACGTCAACGTACAGTCAGAAGAGAAGCTCGCTGAAATGTTTGGCATACTTGCTAGTGAGTACAAGCAGTTGCCTACAAATACCCAGAGTATAGTTAAGAGGTTTTTAGATAAAATAGCTAAAGCTTTAGGCCTTAAACCATTCACTGACTCAGAAGTTATTGACGTGCTTAACTCTTTGGCTGGAAAAGTCTCTAGGGGTGAAACAATTCAGCAATCGGAATTGTCTGCGATAGTAGAAAAAACAAGCAATTATAAATATATTTCCGAGCAGAATGCAGATACTTGGGCTGATGATATGGTCAGGAAACAAAAGAGAACTAAGCCTGATCCAGTTAATACAGTTAAGGCATATAAGCTATTTAGAGTCAAGCCTAACGAGCCTGGAAAGCTATTCCCATTGTTCGTAAATGCCGATGACTTTATAGAAATTGGATCGTGGATAGACGCCGAGGTTGGAGAACTAACGAATGAAGGTAAGGTTAAATCCAAAATTGGAAACTTAGCTTATCGTCCTGGGTGGCATATGGGAGATTTGCCTATAGCTACGCATATTGGAGATAAATATAACTTCAAGAAAGGAACTTCAGATAAGTCACTTAAGAAGCCAACCGCTAGATCTGCAGACCACGTGTGGGCAGAAGTAGAGGTAGCTGCTGATGTGGATTGGCAAAAAGTTGCTAACGAAAGAGCTAGTAAAACAAAAGACGGCAAAGTAATACCTAGGACCGCTCACATCACAGATCAAATACCTGAAGACGGTTACTATAGATATAAGACTAACCCAAATATGACTGGGGAGTGGCTTATTAGTGGATCAATTAAAGTAACGAGAGCGCTTACGGATGAGGAGGTTATTGAAATAAATAACGCAGCTGGTGTAGCTGACTTGCCAAGAGTTAAGCCTATAGACTTAAAAAAGCTAGGGTTTGAAGTTAAAGCCGATACTGAGGAGCTTTCTGTTAGAAAAAGAAAAATAGGAAACTTTGAGGTTTCTTACTTCGAGGATGCTAAAGAATTTAAAGAACTCGTTGACGCTGGACTTGTAGTAAATAACTACGATATCAATCAGTTAGACGGAGTTAAAGTTGCCGTGCATCAACCAGACAACATGTTTGTTGGTACACTATTACATAAAGGAAATCAGTTCTTTAAGGGTCAGGGCGGAGTCTTTTACACTCCAAGCACTGGTAATGTATGGGCGTCTGGTTCAGAAAATTCAGCTAACTCACTGGCTAAGCTTATAAACAATAGCGAAGTTGATGGTGTTAGAAGAATGGCTTTAGTAAGAGGTACAGACCCTAAAATGTTGTCGTCAACAGAGGGGGTGAAAGCAGCTATGTCGATTGTTGAATTGATGGTAGACGATAACTTGATACCTAGAAAAGACTTTAGATCTTCACTAATTAGAGTTGGAAAGAAATACAACGTAGATTTCTCTGGATCTGACTCTTCTTCTTCAATAAGAAAAGATGTTGAAGATAAGTTTATGAAGCCAACAGACTCTACGTTCCAAAAAAGAGGGTTCTTCTTTGAAGACTTAATAGATGATCTATCTAAAACATCTCCAAAGACTAAGGAGAACTCTGATAAAATAAGAGAGTTCTTAGGTTTTAACAAAAGAAAAATAACGTTTGGTAAAGATGGAGTAAAAGACGCTATAGGAAACCTATTAACAGAAAGATTGTTGGTTGACTTACCTAATAGTCATGTTTATGCTATCATCGAAACTACAAGCGAGGTTATTGTTAGACCAGCTACTAAAGAAGAAATATCTAATCCAGAGCATGGTAGCTATCCATTTGTTTTAGTTACAAAAGACGGGTCTAAACCTGTGCTTAAATTGCTTTCATCTAGGCCACATGCAGTAAAAGACGGTGTGTTCAGACTAAAAGACGGAAGTGAGCCGAGTCAAGCAAAGCTAGGCTTAGCTCAAAGAGGAATGGGCGAGGCTGTTGTAACGGCTAGAAAACAACAAAGCTCTCCTGTATATAAAATTATTTCCAAAGGAAAAGAAAATGGTATATCTGACGCCGCTATTCTGAAGTACTTAAGAGATAATGGTTTCGATGTTAACGAAGGATACGATATACTAGACTCAATTAATCAACAAGAAAGAAAGGCTAAGCAAAAAGCTGAGGGTCTTTTTGATCCGGAGAAAAATGTTGTTTCTAAATTCCTTGACTCGGTATATAAAACACTTATGTCCGGAAGAGGGTATAGACCTATATCTATGCAGTTACTTTCTGAGTATAAGGATGGAGCTCTAGAGGCTGAGATAAGGATAGCTAGAAAGAATGTCAAGAAAATAGAAAAAGCTATCAAGGGAGAAAAGGATAAGAAATCCGTCATAGAGTCTATAGATAAGTTTATGAGGGGTGAGAAAGATCATAATGTTCCAGCCTCAATGATAGGTATTGTGTCTGAAATGAGAACACACTTGGATAATCTTTCTAAGAAGCTTGTTGATTCAGGAGCGATAGCGTCAGAAGAGTCTAGACAAAATATCATAAATAACTTAGGCTCGTACTTGAACAGGTCTTACGAGGTGTATGATAATAAGAACTACGCTAAGAAAGTTACTGCAGAAGTTAAACAAGCCGCTAAGAATAAGCTAAGAGAAATCTATAGAGATTATGCTGAGGCAGAATCATTAGAGTCTGGAGTCCCTGTAGAGGTTATCTTAAAGAGAAGGGTAGACCAAGCCATTGATGGTATACTTAACCAAGATGAGGCTAATGAGTTCGTGATGAGATCTAAGGAAGGCGCAAAAAACCTTACCCCGCTAGAACAAAGAAAGGATATTCCAGCTGAGATTAGAGCTCTTATGGGTGAGTATGGTGACCCAGCTATGAACTATGTTCGTAGTATACAGAAGGTAGCTGCTATCATAGCTAATCAAAACTTCCAGAAACAATTAAGAACATCCGGAGAAGGAGTTTACTTGTTCACTGAGCCAACTGGTATATACAATGTCAAGATTGCTGGAGAAAGCTCTACGTCTATGGACATACTTGCGGGCATGTACACGTCTAAGGACATAGCTGAAGCTATGGCTAAGGGAGGTGTGATAGATATAAACCTAGGTCCAGCTCAATGGGTTTATGATTTCATATTAAAGAGTGTTGGCGCCGTTAAGTATACTAAGACCATACTGTCTCTTGGTACACACGCAAAGAACATAATAGGTAACATACCGTTCATGTTAATGACTGGTAACTTTAATTTCTCAGCATTTAATCAAGCCATACAAGCTCTAAGAGCTGAGTATTCCGCAAACGGAAAACCTGAGCTTCTAGCTAAGATGGACGAGTATACTAGACTTGGTATAATAAATCAGAGCACAACACTCAATGAGATAAAGGATCTTCTATCTAGTGGTAAGACTTTTGAAGATGTAATGATTGATAGAACGTCTGATTCAAATTTAACTAGATTAAAAAAGATAGGTAAGGGATTCTTAAGAGCGTCAGAAAAAGCTTACCAAGTTGAGGATGACTTCTTTAAGATAGCCGCGTACGAGTCAGAGAAAGTTAAGTATGCTAAAGCTGTATTTAAAAAGAACATCAATGAGTTAACTGATTCTGAGCTTAAAGAGACAAACGAAAGAGCCGCTACAGTTGTTAAGAATTTATTACCTAATTATGGTAGAGTAGGTGGATATGTTAAACTACTTAAGGCACTGCCTATTGCTGGTACGTTTATATCGTTTACATCTGAATCCGTACGTACATCTTATAACACTATCGATCTTACGTTTAAAGAGATAGCAGATCCAAAGACGAGATCTATTGGCATACAAAGACTATCAGGTATAATGTCTCTTGCAGCTGTAAAAGCTGGCATAATAGCTATGTGGGGTCTATCTGCAGACGAAGAAGATGAGGATGAACTAAAAAATGCTAGGAAGTTTTTACCTTTCTGGGACACCAACTCAACCATTGCGCCAACAGAAATAAAGGACGGGCAATTAAAGTACAGGAGTATAAGCGCATCTGATCCTCACGGATATATGACAAAGGTTTTCAATGCGTATATTAATGCAGATAACTATAATGAAGGCTTAACGAACGCACTAAAGGAAGCTTACCAACCATGGTTGAATCCAGACATGACGTTCTCCGTTATTTCTGAATTATTATCAAACAGAGATAAGAATGGGAAAGCTATATTCAAGGAGGGTGATACCTCAGAGGATAAGGCTCTTAAGATTACTCAGAAACTATGGAAACTTGCTGAGCCCGGTACAGTAACATCTGCAATCAAGATAGCTAAGTCAGAGAACCCTGGAAACGAGGTGATAGGTCAGTTCACTGGATTCAAGGAGCACACTGTTGATGTTCTTGAAACTCTTGGTTACAAATCAAGCGATCTGCGACGAAGAGCTGACGAGTCAGCTTCAGACTACTCAAAGGCTAGGACAAGCTATAATATGGGAAGAACAACTATAGAAGAACTAAGATCACAGTACAGTATATCTAACGAGAGGAAAAAAGCAGTCTACCAGGAAGCTATAGATCTTTATAATGGAGCTATATACTTAGGTGTTGACCCTAGGGAAATAGAACAGAAGATGATGGACTGGGGTATACCTAGATACGTTGTGATAGGAATACAGCAAGGTTTCATACCTGATATGAATGAATAAAAAAAGGGGCTATATGCCCCTTTATTCTTGTACCATTATATTAACTACAATATCTTGCCTATGACGATCTATGTCCTCAAAGAACTTGTTAACGTACTCAGAGAGTATTACCGCATCCTCCTCAGGAAGTGATGCAATCTGGCTGATCATACGGTGCTTGTAGTTCATTGATGTCATTACCATACCTGGATCTATAGCATACACCCTGTCGTATGATTCATTTATCGTCTTCTCAAGTTCGTTCTTGAACATGTTAGCTTTGTTCTTGAGTAGACCCTTCAACTTGTACTCATCCATTATCTCTAAAGCCAGCTGTAATGTGAACAGCAGCTCTACTCCTGTGCTCATCTGCTTGCGGTCTGCGTCCATAGCTCTTCTCTTTTTTGTTCAATGTATTCAATTTCTCTCTGTAGGTAGTCCATTGCCTTCTTAAGGTCCTGGAGCTCCGTGCCTTTCTTCGAGGCCCTTGCGACATACTTAATGATGTTGCCGCGATTAAAATTCAGGTCGTAGTGCTTGACGAAATCTATCACGTCATACCCCTGCCCATTCTCATAGTGGATCTGTGAACTTCTCATTGTATTAAAATAAATGTGTTAGCCTTGCTACTTGCCCGTGATGTTTGTCGTGGATGAATCCCTCTACAGCTTTAGGCGCGTGTTGGTATCCGTTTCTGTGGTGCCAACCATCTGTACCGCTTGGACTTCTAAGGCTCTCTACGGTAACCCCTATATCGTCCTTGACTATCTTGTGGTGAACGTGGTGTGTGTACACGTATCTTCTTTGTTTACCACCTCCGGACCACTGATCGCACTCAACAGCCATTAACTTACCTAGGTCTTGCCACTTAGCTCCGTCACCGTGTGTTGTGCATATCAGATTGTCTCCGTATGCATAGTACTTCCTGTGGGCGATACTAACGTCAAACGTTATGTTCTCACAGTTACGGTACCAGCTGCTAATAGCGTCGGCTAGGAAAAACCCATGAGTGTAGTCGTGGTTAGAAGGGTTATACATAAAGTGCACGTCAGCGGTCTGCATAAGCATATCTATGACATCTATGTATAGTTTCTTTGCAATTAAGAAGTTATCGTACCACATCCCATCAGTGTCCTGTGGCGTACCTGAGGTAGTGGTCCTCCTAGGAGAGTCAATGTGTAGGATGTCGTTTCCTGCCACAAAAACTATCTGATCTATGTCGAACCCCTTAGCCTTGTCAAGTATCCCCTGGACCCCTTCTAAGACTCTCTGTACAGCTATCTGATTGTTGTAGTCTTCACCGGTCTCGAATGATGATGCTAACTTACCAATATGTATGTCAGCTGGATCAATCACTAGCAAATTACCTAACCCCTTGTTGGTTCTCTCAATCTTAGGATACAGCACCGTGTGGTTCTCTACCGCTTCGATGTGGTCCTTAAGCATCTGCTCAAACGTTGGGCCTTCTTCCTCAGCCTTGAACGCTATTGACCAGTGCTTTCCTTTGTACCAGCCATGCTTTACGCTGTCTAGTGATATCCCTACTGACTCGCACTCTGCAGCTAGTGCAGGATGCTCTTCTTTTTTCTTCAGGTTCTTACCCCAATTCCATATTAAATTGTACAAGGCATGCTCACCCTTGTGATACTCACCCGTGGCAATGATTTGATTGTAAACTTGTTTTGGAGTTTGCCCCTGTTGAAGTAGGCTGATTGCGTGTTCTTTAAATTTCATTGGATACTGATTTTCTAACGTAGTCTATCAGATCAGAGAGAGTACGCAGGTTAGATTTAACAGACTCGTAGTCTTCATCGACGAGTCCTTCGTAGATATCGTCACAGACAGAATGAATATCATCCATTATGCTGTTAATCCTTTTTAATCTTGACTCCTCGTACTTCATTGTTGATCACAAAGTTAACTACTTATCAACCATGTATACAAATAAAAATATTAACACTAATCTTTATAAATTGTGAATAAGTTGCCCTCCTCTGGATCTATCTTCTTAATCTCTCTGATTACCCTAGCGGTTAGGCGCTTAGCCTCATCAATCTCCTTTTTGGTAGAGTCTATGCCAAGTTTTGCCCTGTTGAAACTGTCGATCTCTAGAAGCTTATCAATCTTCTGACGATTGGTCCAGTGCTCATGCACAGAAATATTCTCTATTACTTCTTTATCCATAATTTTTCTTTTACAAATTCTAAAA